TCGAGGATAAGGGGTTCTGGGAGTTTTAGCGGGAGTTGTATAGAATCAGACACTGTTGTAGTGCTTTTTCCAAGTTGAACCAATAGTTCCATAACCGGAACCAGACATATATACTTGCCACATAATACGTGATACTTCACGTGCACTATTGGCTTTATCTAAATCATAGATAAGTCTGTTGTGTACAACTTTTTTAGTTTTCTTTACATCAATAAGATCATTGGCTGCTGCTCGTGCTTCAGACAATTCCATCTTATCTAATTTTTGAAGTATTTCTAAATCCATAATTAGTTCCAAACATTGTTATAACGATTACGCTCATATACATATACATCAGCATGTGTAGCATATGGAAGAGGCAGACCTTGGTTATACATACGACCATTATGACCTCTTGGTCCACGACCTTGAAGCTTTACATACTTTTTTGTTTCATTAGGATATGCAGAGTTACCAAGTTTAACTACGGTTCTTAGACCATCTACTGCAGCTTGATCTTCAGCGATTGGTTTACCTTCAACCATTCTTACAGTAAAACGGTATGAAGTTGAGTTGCGGTTTTTTGTAGTATATGTAGTCATGATGTATATTCCTTTGTTTGTTGATTCTAATATAACTGATTCTACCAAGAATGTCAATAGTTAATTTCGTATCATATCAACTTTTTTCTTAAATAATGTTTCAGCTTCACTCCAAGATGCGAATGAATTACTTGATAATCCATCTAAAGTTCTTGCATCTTTTACGAAGTTTTCACCATTAGCATATACGAGTTCTCCATACATATATGTATTTTTATAAAAGCCTTCGTCGTCTTCGTACAATTCGTTTACACAAACATAACCATTGTGTTGACCAATGTATTCATCAAAACTGGTAAGTTCTCTTATATTGCTTACGTGATTACCTACTTCATCACCAACGGTACTACACATAGCAAGTGCGTCTTCTATTCGAGAAGCCGATCCAATGATTTGTGACGGGAATGTATTTGATTTAACTACAAACATATTATACTTCCTCTACTTCACGACCTTCAGCAAACAACATCAATTCAACTGCCAACTGACGTGCTTGTTCGCGAGTCAAATCTATATGGTTAAAAAAGCCATTTGTTGTAGTAGGCTTTTCCCAACCACGAGGTTTTTTCTGTGTTATCTGAACACACTGCATGCGATCTTGACCGCCCCAAAAACGAGTTTGAGTTAATTCGGCATTTGAATCCAAGTTAGGTACGTTTCGTAAATCTGTAGACATTTTATATATTCCTTTATTTGTTGATTCTAATATACCAACTAAATACGGGAATGTCAATAGTTAATTTCATTTCATGTGAAATTAATCGTAACCAAGTTGAGCTACATGTCTCATTTCTGCGGTAAGGAGTTCTTGTACACGATATTCATATGCTGCATCGAAACCTTCTTCGGCATATTGGCATCTTTCGTGATTGCCCCATAATCTTTTAAAATAACTATCATAAAGGTATTCAACTACAGAGTCAGGTTCTGCTTTATCAATTAGTTGACCTTTTACCATCCAATTCAAACGGTTGGCTTCTTTACGTACTTCTGGTGAGCACATGGTGGGACCTCCAAATATTAAACAATGTAGTATTATTTATGTTATAGGAGATCCCTAAATCAGCAGTGATACCGCTAACATGGTAAAATAATTAATTTATTTTTTAAAAACCATTTGGTACTAATACATAATGAATAAGTAATACGATACCAAGTGAGGCTCCTAGTCCAATCATCATCTTAAAGAAGTCTCTACCAATTAATGGAAACACTGTTTTAAACTTTTGTTTACCAGTAAAGGAAGCAATAGCTAGTTCGCGTCCACATAACAAACCAACAAATACCCACGTAGTACTCATAGGAATATCGTTAAGTTCTTTAAAGAAGTATAGAATAACGAAGTAAACTAAGTCAATAATTGTAGCACTTCTAACGTAACGAGTGTTATGTTTTTCTAATACGATTTGTTGGATTTTACCTCCACCACTTTTTAACATAATACCAAGTCCACCAACGAACACAACACTAATCATAATCATTAATGATACGTCAAGTTGTCTTGGTAAAAATACAGCGATGTTAGCCATATCATGACTAAGCCAAGTCCACCACAAAAATCCAGTAGTAACCCACTGAGCTACTCGCCACATAACTTTGTGATTATCTTTAACAGGTTTTGCTTCATCTAAAAGCCGGCTTACGACTATCCAAATTACATACGCTGCTACTGCAGCCACTGCATAACCCATCATTGATTTCATTAACATTTTTTCTAATACGAATGTACTAGCAAATGCCGATAAGACTAAGAATGAAGTTGATACTGGAACACCGACTCGTGTTAATGCTAATAGTACTGCCGGCGCCAAAGCGTGGTACCATTGTACTTCTTGGAATGGTATTTTGTTTAGTCGTCCATAACTAATATCTCCGAAATATGTATACCATCCATACCAAATAGCAAATAGCAGTACGGAACTTGCCGCTGCCCACATTGTTGTCCAATGAAATTTCTCGTTGTTTGATGCAATCCAAGTACCGAGAGTTTGTACTGAATCGTTTGCGATAACCGCATAGGCAGCGAATATAAATCCTACTACCATCCATAGAGTGAGTTGGTCCATTTGTTTCTCCTTTGTTTGACAGCTTTACCCTGTCGCTCACATTAAAATGTCGCTATCATATGACTTTACATCATTCTAATAGCGACATTATTTATAAGGCTCAAAATGGTACTTTAATCTTTATCTTCTATCCAAACATTAATTGTTACCATTCTATCCTCGTGGTTTTTCATCACCGCGTATTCAAGCCCAGCTTGTTGCAAAGCTTTACGCAATAAATCCATTTTAGCACCTTTTGGAATTGTCATATTATAAAGCTTTCTTTAAATCGCCGTGGTTACCTTCGTGGCTTGGAGCAGTCCAACCTTCAGGTTTAATCAAATCAGGCAAACCAAATGGATTAGGTCGACCTTCTTTAACTCCAACGCTTTTTGCAGTGTTTGCTTCGTAAACTTTATTCCAAGCCATATTTGCATCAACACCAAATACATCAAGTGTACCAATAGCGAAGACACACATATCAATCAAACCATCAACGATTTCTTCAGGATCTTTGGCTTCAATAGCGTCCATCGTTTCGTCTAGTTCTTCTTTACACATTGATAATCGAAACTTCAGGTATTTGTCCATTAAGTCTTTGTTATCTTTGTTGGCTTCAAACCATTCACGTACGCCAAACTGATTATGCATCATATACATATCGTTAGAAAAGTCACTCATATTATAATCCTTTATTAGTTGATGTTACAATCGTATCACAGTATAGCATATATGTCAACCAATTTTTAAATTTGACAAGTATTCTATTTCATCTTTAAGTTTAAGCTTTTTAACCTTTGCAGCTTTAACATGTTTTTCTGGTGCCTTTTCAGCTTCCAACGCTTCAACCATTTTATGCTGTTTAGCATGTTCCTTGGTAATTAGGTTGAGCCTGTATTCTACATCTTCTTTAGTTTTCATTCTATTTTCCCCCTATACAAAAAAGCTGTCAACAGTGTTTACTTTTTCCGTTGTCCAACCGACAGCATCAAGTATGGCTTCTAACGGACTTAGGAATACTTTTTCAAATTGTTTCTCATAGTCAATATATTTAACCAACTCCATCTCAGGTGGTAATACACCTGGGAATGATATAATGTTTTCTTTGATTGGATTTGGCGTCTTAAGGTATACGAACTTGATTTTATCGCCACCATTAATTTCGTTATAACGTTTTTGCAAGTTGGCTTGTTTCATATAATGATTATATAGAATAGCACCACGTACGTGCATAGGGCAACCTTTTTTGTACAGAGATCCACTCTCGCGATACTTATCAATGTTATCAGTACCAGAGTTTTTAGCAATATCCTCTGCACCAAGACTAAAGAACTTTTCTTTAAAGTTAGCAATAAAGTCTTGCGTTGCTTCTTCACCGTCGTTCATAATAACCTTAAACGATTTCTTTAACTCTTCACGACATACTTCTGGCGTTGATGAACGTACTGATTCCAAACCAGTTACTGATACCTTAGGCTCATCATAGTGAACACCTTCAGAGTTAAGAGTATTCATGATGTAACGCTTCTTAGCAATGAACACAGACTTATCAGTAATCTTTTCTCGTTTCATACCCATCGCTTGGCGATAAGCACCCATCTTTTTAGCTAGCACATCGTAACCAGCTTCGAGTACTGGTTCAATTTTCATTTGGCAAACTTTATCAAGGAACTCTTCGCCTTTCTTACGATCAACATCGACAGTACCAAAAGCATTTTCAACAATAGGAGCCATATCAACATAGATAGAGTCAGTATCAATATAAACGATATAGTCTTTATCGGTTTTTAATATTTTGTTGAGATAATCATTTACTGATTTCTGAGCCCAACGAATTGATAATTGACCAGATGTAGTAATCGCTTCAGCCATATCGTTAATATAGTACAAGAAGTAAATATTAGCAGTGGCACCATACAAAGAGTTCATAGCAATTTTGATAGCCATTTGAGCATTGTGTAATTGGTTTGCTTCACGTTTCAACCGTTTGATTTCACTTGGATCAGTTGCATCCTCGAGCTGCTGCTCAACCTTCAACATGTTTTGTTTAATAACTTTACGATTACCATAATATTCATCAATGATAGATGGGATAATACCTTTGAACTCGTTAGTAAAACATGCGCCATTGGCTGCTACTGACATCTTCTTATGTTCAGATTGATACGTACCTTTCAATACCATATCTTGGTTGACGAAATCTCGTTCATCAGGAAGGTATGTTTCTGGTGACATATTATATTGTAACATAAGGTGTGGATACAGAGAGTTCAAATCAAAAGATACAATCCAAGGATGCATACCAACCTTTGGATCTTTAACATAACCACCAACAAGATCGCCAGCACGTTGCCCAGGACCACCTTTGATTGGTGGTACACGACCATCAAGAATTAGTTTACGATATAAGGTTGTTTCCCAAATACCAACTGTGCCAAATGCATCATTATAGTTTACACCGCCACCATAAGCAACCGTCATAACCAATTGAAGCAGCGAGGTTTCATCCTCAAACTTTTGAATTAACCACGTATCTTTAAGGTTATAGTCAAGATATAGTTGAGGGTTTTGTTCATACAACGCATTAAGGTTACCATACTCAGAGTAATCTAATTTCTTTTCTCCAAGTACAACATATGCGATATGATCAAGCTTCCACGACTCTTGTGGTCCATACTTATAACCAAACTTTTTGAAACAATCCATATAGTCAACAACTGCAATGCCACTGATCTGATATGTGTTTTGCATTTTGCCAAAGAACTCTCGACCAGATGGA